CTGTCATTACAGCAGCACTTGCAGGTGATGCTACGATTGTGCCCAAAGTCATGGCTGCAACCATGGCTAGTGCGATTTTCTTAAATGAGTTCATTTAATTTATTCCTTTTCTTTATAGTAGATTTAATCTATCCAAATAATCTTTTACATCGTTTGGCATAGGTTTAAATTGTATCACATTGTCTTTCCCAATGTCAAGTTCACCCTTTGGTCTATCCCTAAATGTGTGAATCTCAACCTCAGTGTTATTATTTTTGGGCGTGTGAGAAATAGCACCAAAAATAGCACCACACACAGCATCAGCCAAGTCCTTTGACTTTTTTCTGGGGTGGTCAACTCTATCATTTTTCATAATTTTCAACTGCGTCAGTTCATCAAAGAGTAGATCAATTGATGGCATTGCTAGCCTTTCCTCGTATACAAGCATTGCCATATCCTCATAGTGCTTCTTGGCAACAGAAACAGTATCAGTTCTCATTCCAACCTGCTTTAATTCATTTTGAATATCAAACGATTGCCAACGGTCAAACGAAACCATTCCAATATTAAATCCAAGTCTACGAAGGTTTTGAATCCACTGCTTAACTTCTGAAAGATTAACTGGCCCTTCTACTTTTGGCTCCCACCATGCTACGGCATCAACTACAACTATTGGTGCTACCTGTTCATAGTTATTGATTACCTGAATATTTACCCACTTATCTACATGAGCAATTGCTACTGCACACTTATCGTGCTTCTGTGCAAGGTCAGCGTGGACATAGTAAACCTTATTTGGATCTGGCACAAATGATTCATCGAATCTTCTAAAGTTATCAATTGGATTTCTTAGTGTCATGCACGCTGCAACTTTGTCTGCCTGCTTAAAAAAAGCATCAGACGCAAAGGTTGGAACACATGCAAAACGCATCATTGCATCTCCTAGGTCAGTCATAAAAGCAATCTTAAAATCATCAATCTTTCTTGTTGGATTTACTTCCCATGTTGGTCTCTTTAGTGCAAATACTCCTGGATACTTGTACGATGTAATCTGATCCTCATCCCATGTGATATCAAATTTATTTGATGGATCATCTTCTGGTAATAATGGATTAATGATAAATGTGTGAGATCTTTCAACAACTTCTTTTTCTGCAACAACAGCATCATACTTTTCTGAAATAAAGTCTCCTGGGTATCTAGGGAAAGAAAGTAAAACAACCTTTCCAAGATCTGGGAAACGGGAGTCTACTGATCCACGGAAGGCTTTGTAGATATTGTCAGCAGTCTTTCCCTGCTCATTACCTGTATTAACTTCAGATGCAAAGCCAGAAATCTCATCGAGCACTGCAAGCAAAAGGTTTAGTCCCTCATGAGATTCTCTTTCAGAGTGACCAGAATAAACAGTTATTGATTTGTTAAACTCTACTGAGTCTGCCTTAGCATAAAACTTACCAGCAAACCAAGGGGATCTTTCAATCTTGCTCTTAAAGCCTTTAAAGAAAACATTCTTTGCCTGTTGTGCGTTAATAGCAACATTGATTAGGTCGATAGCATCTCCAGATGGCTTACCAAAGTACTTAGCAGGATCTTTTAAACATAACAGTTTATATACAATATAGCAGCAAGCAACAGTAGATGTAAAGTCTTTTCCACTACCCTTACCTAGTTGAAGTATGATTTCGTTTTTTGTATATTTTTCATAGTACCTTGTTCCTTCAACTTCTCCCAGTAAATCTAGCAGGTCTTCTTTTTTATAAATTTGACTCATTGCTTCTACGATATCGTACTGGATATCAGACAGTCCTGGCTGGCCTAAGAACTTTTCGTCTTCAACAAAAGTCTTTGCGTCTACAGGCTTTTCCTCAAAGTGACTATCCTTAAGTGCTTCTAAAAAATCATTAAAATCAGCCATCATGAACTACCGTTATGACTTCATCTCTTTTGGCAATATCAGATAGTCTTCTCATAATCTGATCCCTAATCTCTGGATGCTCTGAGGCAATATCTTTTAATATTGACATAAGTACCATTTGTCGATTTTCAATCTCTACCATCTCTTCTGCAAGTTCTTTATTTTCTAGCAGACCAGCCTTTTGTAACATGTCAATACGCTTAGACTCAATATCCATAACCAACTTAATTGCTGCAGTTTTTGCACCAAGGTTATTAGTCATAGATGCTTCATCAATAACCTCATAGGATCTTGAAATTAACTTGCTATAGTGTGTGTCTGCTGCTGCAAGTGCTTCTTTTGCCCGTGCTCTGATTGCCTCATTAGCAGAAGCCATGACTTTCCACTCATTTATTAATTGAACAACCCTTGTTCTAGGGATTGCTAATTGTTTAGAAATTACAGTAGGGTCATTTCCCTTTAGGTACTCTTCAACAACACGGTTAACTTCATCTAGATGCTCTACTAGTTGACTATCTGACATATTTTCCCCTGCCTGTTTTGTATTCATTAAACATTATATCAGACCAGACATCATGAAAAGCGGATCCATGATGGTGACCATCTCTTGCAGTTAATCCATATGGACTACTTATATTTGTATCAGATTTGAACACACTTTTATTTACATCTTTCCTATTTACAAAAATCATAGACTCTAAATCACAAAAGTTTAAGAGGTCATTTAACTCTTGGTTATATGAAAAAACATATAACTCTATTCCTAAAAAATTACAAAAGGTTTCAAGCATCAATAAGTACTGATAACTGTAGACAGAATACTCATGTTTTTCTATTGTTACTCTTGGAGTTCCCGTAACTTGAAAAAACCCATCTATAGTGTTTTTAATAAACTCTTCTCCATGTCCAGAGATAGATTTTTCACTTAAAATTTTGTATCCTCTATACATGTCTGGTAAATTTATAAAAACAACATCTGGTTTTCCATAAGAAATAGTATATTTAAAAATTCCTACCACAATCTCCATAATTGATGATCCTGGTTTTGAAATATTAAAATAACCAGACAAGTCTTCTTCTTCTAAAATCTTTGAATAAACCTTATACGGCCAAGTTTCTTTTGCATACAGACCCACTCCATAAGTTGCAGAGCAGCCCGAAAACAAAACATGTTTTCCTTTATGAACTTTTATAAAATTATCTGATCTAAAATTAAGAGTGTTAACTTTAAATGAGTCTTCTTCCCATTTTTGATCTCTGCACCATTGAGAGGATTCTAGATTATTATAATAAGGATCTTCACTACTTAAATCATTAAGTGCGTCTTGAACTAAATCCCACCCTTCTAAATTTTTATTAAATGCATTTTTTATTTTTGCGCTGGGGGTTATTCCTTGATTAAATAACTCTTCTTTAATTTTTGGAGAAATATCTTTTATGCTAACTTTTCCGTGTGCGTCTGGCATATCGTCCACCACCTAAACTATATTCTTCAAACATTATTCTAGACCATATGTCGTGGTATCCCCAACCATGATGCTGGTTATCTCTTGCTGTAAGGAAAAACTCATCAATGCTGTTCTTATTTTTTTCTGCATAATCATATATCTCTTCAACAATATCATGGTTTTCTAAAAATTTCATTGATTCAATGTCTGTCTTTTTTATTAAATCATTTGTACCATCTACGTATGAAAAGACATACAGTTCAATTCCCAGGTCTTTGCAGTATTGTTCTAGCATCATGAGGTACTGGTAAACATAAATTCTCATTTCCTGATTCCTCATGTTTGCTTTACCTCTGTACATTCCATGGTAAAGACTATTAATAGTTTTGTTTTCTATATCTTCAACAGAACCTTTTAATACATCTTTTCTATCATCTCTGATTGAGTAGTGCCTATTAAGGTCTGGTAGATCTAAAAATATCACATCTGGTTTTCCATATAAACTTATATACTTAAAAACATTAGAAATAATATCCATGATAGATGTTCCTGGTTTGCCAAGATTAAAATAGCCAGAAATCTTTTCTTCTTGTTGCATCATTTTATAAATCTTATAAGACCATGTTTCTGTTGTATAAAGACCAACACCGTAGGTAACAGAACATCCAGAAAATAGTACATGCTTTCCATCGTGATCTTTTGTAAATTCGTCACACCTAAATAAACTTTTGTTTACTGGAAATGGGTCTTCTTCCCAATTAGATCCTCTAGCCCATTCCATATTTTCGGCTGTAGAGTATGCTTTATTATCAGAAGACAGATCATTGAGGGCATCTTGTAGCATAGGCCATCCATCTAATTCTTTTTTAAGTGGTGAATTAACTTTTACATTTGTAATAAAGCCAACCTGATTTGATGGCCTATTCCCATCATGCATCATCTCTGGTCTATCCATTTAATTCTCTTGCAATCTTTAATAGAATTAGGTATCCAATAAGATCATCAATATCGTTGTCGCCAACAAAAGAACCTCCACGAGTAATCCTGGATAACTTATCATCAATACGTACATGAAGTTGTTCAACATTATCAGCAGTAGCAAAAATTCTTACTGGGTTTAATGCGCTATCGCCATATGACTTATTCTTAGTGATTAGCATTGTCTTTATCTCATCGCATACTTGAGAAATTGTAAACTGTGTTTCTTCACTCACTGTCATCCTCTTCCCAATCAAATGCTTCTGGAATTCCCTTTAGTGATGCAATGGCAAATCCAAATCCAACCATGCCTGCTACAGCAATAGCAATCAATGTCTTTTCAACTTTACTCATCGTTTTGATTTCCTTAATCCAAATTTAGCAAGGTATACGTAAATAGTTTCAACACTAACTCCGCACTCCTTTGCAATATCTTCTGGAGTCTTTTTATCCATAACATATCTCTTACGCATAAAAGACTCACTTGTATATAGTTTAGCAGACATGGCCTTACTTGTCAACTCCTATTGCTTTGCCCCAGTTTTTCATAGCCCAATGCCCAATTCCACACGCATCTGCTACATCATTATCAGTAATAGTCCTATCGTACTGAACATTAATAAATTTTATTGTTCTTTCTTTTCTCAGATTTCTCTCATAAGTTTTTAGCCATGAGTCTGACTTATCAGGATTTTGTGCCTTTATATAAAACTTTTCATCCTTAGATATTTTTTTATTACCAATAAAATTTTGCCAAGTAATTGGAGAAACCTTACCTATTACTTTTGTTCCAGACTGACCTGCTGCGCCAAGGATTGCTCCTTGCACTAGCGCTAGATCTGCAGCCGTTTTTGGGCTATTCATAAATACAGTATGCTCAATAACTATTGCTTCAAACCCACCATAGTAATCAAAGAAAGCCTTAACCTTTTGGCCTGCATCCATAACTTTTTCATATGTATCTTTTCCTTCAAAGTTAATCTTTCCTATTACGCCCAACGTTTTTTGTTGGGTATCAAATAGGGCAAATGCAAGGCTATTGGTACTAGCGTCAATAGAACATATAGTATTTGGAATCATTTCCATACCCCACTTATTCTTTACCATTAGAAATAATCCTAATCTGCTTTAACACTTTTGAAACTTGGCTTGGATTTATGTTACACCTACCGCAAAGAACTTCATCATTAAAGACTGATAGTTCTTCTTGGCAGTTTTTACAAATCCTTTTCTTACCTATTCTTTTTTGCCTTCTAGCAATAATGTATCTTGCTGCAATCTTTTCTTTTGTTGCAGCCTCTCTACATTCTACAGAGCAATAAATCTGGTAAGATATTGCTGTAAGGAATTCCTTATCGCACCAACTACAATGCTTCATCAGTCAAAGGCTCCAAGGAATTTATTTTCAGTTCCCCAACCTCTGCTGACGCACATGCTTTTTGAATTGGACAGTTCTTACAAATCTTTGAATTAGATCTGTAATTTTTCTTAGGTAAAGTTCTGTCTACCCAAGCCTTTCGAACTGTTCTCATCCAATCAAACGCCTGGTCTACCCACCTGCGGTAATGATCATTTACTTCTACTGGCAAAAGCAATAATTCATGATTATTTTTATTTTCATAAATTAAAACAGCCTTAGCCTTTTTTAGAATCTTCATGTATATAAGCAACTGGATTAAGTGACCAGTCTTTGGCTTCATATGTGCCTTTCGGTACTCAAAGCCCTCATTCATCATTGTCTTGATTTCACCAAGCAATGGCTCTCCTTGCCAATTAAGCATTACGTCTCCATAACCAAAAATTGGTGGATCAGAATAGGTAATTTTAAATTCTGAATCAATTAGAAAGTCTGGAACATTCCCCATTGCAGATTGAATTCTTTCATGAGACTTAGTTCCAGCAGTCATGTTTGCTGCTCCATAAGCATCAGCGTTGTCTTCAAATGTCTGACCATCAAAGGCTAAGTACCAATATCTTGGGCACTCTCCGTGACCATAGGCAATGGTTGATGGCGCAAAGGTTTTCTTTTGTGTGTGCTTATCTATACGGTTAATAGTATAGCCTTCTTTAATCTTTTCTGTAATCCCTGCTACATCCATAGGATGTGCTGGAAGAACTTCTTTTTTTACCATGATTTGTTGCAGTAAACTTTTTGTCATTTCATAACTCGTTTCTATTACTATAAGTATAGCAGATTATCTTGTGATATATTTCAATGCTGAGACTAGATTGTTAATTGATTCTGCTGCGGTATAGTATAAGTTTTTCTTTCCACGATCAGACTTATCTACATTTGCCATCCATGTTGCCTTAAATGCCATCTTTGCAGCGATTGCTTGTAGCCTTACAATTTCGACAGTGGCTACATTAAGAGGAATATCTGGCTTTATAATTATTTTAGCAATAAAGGTAAGGGCTGTTGTGAGTTCTTCATCTTGCATATAGTCTGCAATCTCCACAAGGCCATTAACCATATCTATGGTTGTCTTTTCTTCAATCATGCTATTGCTCCATTTTCGTTTTCTTGTATTCCAATTCTTAATCCTTCTTCATGATACTGAGCCCAAGCGCTCTGAAATTCTGGATGATTGTTTAAAGAATCTACATAGTTCTTTCGTTTTTCTGTATGTAAAAATTGATCGATAGGATTATCTTCACCAGTAAATCTATAGTTTGTTGGTGGACAATAATCAAAACTTACAATCTCTAAGAACTCACCCTTCTTCCACTTTCTCTTTGGTCTCCAGTGTACTTGATTAACGGCACTGAATACAATCGCATCATTTGTTTTTAAATCAAAATGTTTTCCAGAAACAACTAGTTGCCAGTCATCAATGTTTGCACCTATTTGAAAATTGAAAGTAACCAAGTTTTCATCAGCATCAATGTGTGGTGGCAGTGTAGGAGCGTAAGTGTTATCTCCATACTCAAGATCATACTTAATATAATTATAGTGACAAAGTTTTATTTCTTCGCTATAGAACTGTTTTGCATACGAATCCATAACTTCTTCGATTTCTTTTGGACAATCAAATTCTACTAGTTGTCTGGACATATGGACAATCTT